GAGAACATCAATGAATTTTTAAACAGTGATAGTGCACAGAAAGCCCTTGGGGGAATTGTCGGCGCAATTGATATTCTGGCTGATGTAGCGGAAGGAGTAATTGGAATGCTGACGACTGGTGCTGGGTTTATAGTTGATAATCTGGGATTTATTCTGCCAGTACTTGCAGCTATTGGAGTAATGCTTGCTATTATAAATAGTGCTGCAATAGCGGTAGCATTGTCAACTGTTGGAGGTGCACTGGCTACAGCAGGAGCCTGGATTGTTGCAAACTGGCCGTTACTGTTATTTATAGCCGTTCTGGCAAGCGCTTTTATTGCTGCTCAAAAATTAGGCGTTGGAATGGAAGAAATAGGCGGTTGGGTCGGGCAGATTTTTGGAACCATCTATGCGGTTGGATATAACATTTTTGTTGCTCTTTGGAATGTCATTGCTTCATTCGCTGAATTTTTTGCAAATGTTTGGAACGAACCGTTAGGCGCGACAGTCCGAATGTTTGCTGATGTATTTGATGGTATTCTTGGTATTGTAGAAACAGCTGCAGGTGTTATAGATGCAATGCTTGATAGTGATCTTACATCTGCAGTTTCCGGATTCAGGGATGAGGTTAAATCCTGGGTAAAAGAAAACTTAGGCGAAAATGAAATTAAAATAGAAAGAATGAATAACATTGATGTAAAGGAAACAGCAGCGGCTAGTGGAGAATTTTTTGAAAAAATAGGTGAAAAAATCGATAATTTGAAATTCGATCCTATCGAGACCATAAGTAAATATACAGGAACCTTGGGCGGAAATAAAGATGGATACGGATCTATGACCGATAACATAGGAAATGTATCAGGTGTCGATAAAGTAGGCAGCGTAGAAAAAATCAATCAGGATGTAAACATTGCTGATGAAAATATTAAGCTTCTCAGAGATTTATCAGAGCGGCAGTATGTAGCCCTTGTCAATTTGACGGTACCACAGACCAATGCGACCATTAACCAGACTGTACATGGCGGCGGCGGATCTGATGTAGATTCCATAGCGGGTGCGCTAAACAATATACTTGGAGTACAGCAGTCAGTCAGCAGCAATGTATTAGTTACCTAGGAGGAATTATGCGAAACAGATATAAATTTTTTGCAGATATAGGTGGAGACACCATAGAATTCCCGGTCAATCCAAAAGAGTACACCATTTCATACCCAGCCGATCATAAAACCTACGACATATTAGATATAGGTGAAATCATAGTTCCCAGGCTGCCTTCTTTAATGGAAGTGTCCTGGGATTCTTATTTTCCTGGAAACAGTGATGATCCGCTGATATACGGACATGGCTGGATGGAGCCGGGGGACTATGTAGAAGCCATAAAGGATGCCATGGATAATCAGGAAATATGTGATCTTGTTATAAGCCGGTATGATGCAGGCGGAAGCAGGATGTATGATACCAATATCAGTGCAGTGATTGCAGAATTTGAAACAACGGAAAAGGGCGGGGAAGCAGGAGACGTATACTACAAGATTAAGTTTAAGGAATACCGGAATTACGCGCCTATTAAAATACCCATGTCTGAAAATAAGGATACAGACAATTCTGCCACTACCGAAGAGTCACAAAGAGCCGTGTCCCCTGCTATGGAACTAAGGGTAGGTGCCACCGTAATTGCAAATGGCACCTACTACAGCAGTAGTTATGGGGATAAACCGACTGGTACGGCTAATAACTTATCTACCGTAGTCTCAAGGATTATTCCAGATGCTTCCAGACCTTATCCAATATTGATAGGGGGAAGCCGTGGCTGGATTAAGGCAGATCAGCTGCAGGTGACCGGATGAGTTATAAACTTCTGGTTTTGAATACTGAAACCAACACCTTATATGATTATGCCCCTGTCACCGAAAGCGTCACTTATACAACCAACAGAAACGGAAGTGCCGGTACACTGACATTTACTTTACTTAAAAACCAATCCCTTAACCTTACGGAAGGTGCCAGAGTCCAGTTCTATGTTGATGGGAAGGGAATCTTCCATGGGTTTATTTTTGTTATTGAGCAAAACCGCTGGGGAGAAATATCAGTTACAGCATATGACCAGCTGCGTTACTTAAAATGCAATGCCAGCTACAGTTTTATAAAAAAAACTCTTGGAGAAATCATTCAGCAGATTGCAACGGATATGGAGCTTAAAACAGGTGTTCTGGAAGATACCGGGCACTCGTTTGATAAGCTGACAAAGGAGAATACTTCATGTCTGGATATTATTGAATACGGACTTATGTTGACTCAGTATAAAACTGGAAAAACGTTTGTATTTTATGATGATTTCGGAAAGCTAAACCTTAAGGAATCCCAGAATATGAAATCAGATATCCTGATTGGAGATGGATCCATTTTAACGGATTACACCTATAAATCAGATATTGATACTGATACGTACAATCAGGTAAAGCTGGTAAAATCAAATAAGGATACCGGTCAGATAGATAACTATATATTTAAAGATCAGACGACAATAAAAAAGTGGGGGGTACTTCAGAATTTTGTGAAGGTAGATGAAAATCTAAATGAAGCCCAAATCAGTGAACAGGGAAATATCATGATGGCCTATTATAACCGGGTATTAAAAACAATAACCATAAACGGTGTAGGTGGAGCACCTGATTTAAAAGCAGGCGCAATGGCTTACTTCAAACTTAAGGATGTACCAGAGCTGAAAAACAGGTACTTGTTAATTCTGGATAAAGTAAAGCACACCTTTTCCGCTGGGGAACACACAATGAATCTGGAAGCCAGAATTGTTGACAAAGATAAGGAGGTATATTTGCATGGAATTAATTGAAAGACTGCAGTCCATTATTATTGATACAACAAGAGCACTGGATTTACTTGATACGGGTTATGCGACTGTAATATCGGCCTCGCCTCTTACACTTTGCATTGAGGCAACAAGATTAACTATTACTGAACCGGTGGCAGTAATGACAGATAATGTACGATACAGGGCTGTCACCGTTCAGGGTGAAACTGTAGTAATTAATAAAGGTTTGGAACCAGGAGATAAGGTTTTAGTTTTAAAAGCTAATTCTGGTCAGAACTACATAGTAATATCGAAAGCGTAGGTGAAGAAATATGGCAACTTTGCCGGATTCATCAAGTGCATTGTTTTATGAAAGCGAGATGAGAGAGTATCCTACGGATACGTTTCTGGTTGATAAAGGAACTGGTACAATCAGAAAAATGGGACATGGTCTGGAGGCTATGAAACAGGCGGCTGATATTATATTGAATGTGGAACGGTATGAACATCAGATCTATTCCTCAAATTTTGGGAGAGAGTTAAAAAAACTGGTGGGCAAGCCGCCGGGATATGTGGCAAGTATGTTGAAACGGCGGATCAGAGAGGCATTTTCCATGGATTCCCGGTTCTTGTCAGTTGATAACTTTGTCTTTGAAACAACTGATACAGGTACAATAAAATGCAGTTTTCAAATAAAAACCGCATACGGCACCCTTTCTGAGGAGGTGGAAATTTGATTGATTTTAGTAATAAAACTTATGGGAATATATTAAGCAGACAATTAAAACGTGTTCCTGATACGATTGATAAGAGAGAGGGATCCATGATTCAGACTGCTCTTGGACCGGAAAGCTGGTATCTGGAGGGTTTGTATCTTGATTTAGACTCTGTACAGAAGAATGCTTACGCCGAAACCGCAGGAGGTAAATTCCTGGACTTACTGGTGGCAGAGCGGGGGATCGAGAGAAAAGCTTCTACTTATGCGGTGAAAAAGGGTGTATTTAACAGAACGGTTCCTATTGGTTCCCGTTTCTCCGCACTCACAGGTGATGGATACCTGACTTATCAGGTTACAGAATTTATCGGGCAGATGAAGGCAGGATACACCTACAAAATGAAATGTGAAGCAGCTGGAGAAATCGGCAATAATTATACGGGTCAGTTGATAGCAATTGATTATGTCACTGGACTGACTTCTGCAGAGCTTACTGAACTTTTATTAGCAGGAACGGAAGAGGAAAAGGATAGTTCTTTGCGGGAACGGTATCTGGCGACTTTTGATGTGGCTTCATTTGGAGGCAATATAGCCTCTTACCGCAATGCGATTCTTGCCATTGACGGTGTAGGTGAAGTACAGGTTTACCCGGCATGGCAGGGAGGCGGAACTGTCCTATGCAGTATTCTGGACGGTAATCTGCGCCCTGCTGGTAAGGAACTGCTTCATACGGTTCAAGAGACCATTTGTCCATTGGATGATGGAGGAGCAGAGCCTACTGCTGGTGGATATGGATTGGCTCCCATTGGGGCGGCAGTCACGGTTGGAACCGGAACGGAGCAGGAGCTGGACATTTCTCTCTCTGTCCAATTTCTTAATACTGTACCGGATGATGGTTCAGGTTTTAAAAGTCAGATAGAAAATAAGATAGAGCAATATCTTAAATCAGTCCGGCAGTCTTGGGGAACCATGGTGAAAAGCCAGAAAATAGAA